TTGTTTACCTAGCCAAATCCTACTTTATTGTGATTCTACATATTATAATGTCCATAAATGGCAATATAAAGGGCGAATACACATTATAATGTTACTTATAAGTTACTTTATGTATACGTATTTATCCGAATTGATACGAAAATTATACGCTATCGGGTATAAATTTTCCCTAGTAAAATCAAGGCTTTTAAAAATAAATTGTAAATAAGTTAAAAATAATTGTTGATAATTGAA